CTTTCACTGTCGAAGAACCCCGTTACAGGGAGAATACGACTGGTGATAAGTTTAAGTCGGGAAAGACACAGCATGTGGTTTATGTGCCTCGTGAGTTCGAGGGAAAGCCACTTGTTGATGTTGACATAAAGACATTGTTGCGCTTTTTGAAGAAAGATTCTGAGGAACATTTTGAACGTCAGAAAGCCTTTGTTCAGGCGCAACGCGATTTAGCTGATATGCCGTTGTGTGAATGCGGATTGCCGAAAGGCATGTGTGAATCCTGTCCGTTGGATTCCCAAGCTGGCATTCCCAGTGTTAATGAGGTCGTTGAATACCTTGTTGCATTGGAGGTTCGTGTTATTGCGTGGTTGAATGCCTTCATGCAGTCGCTCATTGTTTCGCGTTTTGGTTCTGCTATTGTAGCTTACCTTATGCGGGATAAGTTGAAAGAGATTGTTTTGAACAGCATTGGTTATTACCTGATTTGTGTGATTATCACATTGGGCTATGACGCTTTCACGCACGTGCGAGGATCTTGGATGATTCTCGCATTCACGATGTTGTATTCGCTTTATGTTGCTGCCCGTTTTTACATGGTCCGCCGTTCTGTCATTAAGAAGTTTGCTAATATTCCTTTGCCGTCCAAGTTCATTCGCGAAATGAGCTGGAGTGCGAAGTTGAGGATTATGTACTTCTTGATGTCGCTTGGAATTTGGAAGATTTTGGTTGAGCTGGCTAGGAAGTGGAAGACATTACCCACTCCTCAAGCTTCAGCTCCCATCACTTTGAAACCAGATGCTAAGCCATGGCAGAACGAAACTGAGTTTTGGGACTCTCATGCTCGGGAACGCCAGTACCTGATTGGAGATGCTGGCGTGAGTGAAAAGTCTCGCACCATTTCGTGCGAAAATTTCACCACGTTGATTGGAAACAGATTGATGACTGTGCAAAAACCAACTGGTGAATTTTGCAATGTTGTGCCATTGAAGAGCAACGTTTTGCTGCTGCCCAACCACATGGTTACGTTTCGTACTGAGTATGTTACTCTGAAGAAAGTCGGAGGACACACTTTTGAGAAAATGCCATTGGATAACAAAGTTGCAATCAGGATTCCTGGAACCGATTTTGCAGTCTGGTACTGCCCTGGTGCAGGTTTGCATCGGGACATTGTTGAATATTACCCTAAAGATATTGATGAGGGGAAGAAGGTAACAGCTTTCACTATTTACAACAATGATGGTCAATTGGTTCGGTATCCGAATATGACTGCTATCAGGTCACTGGTGACCACAACCGCTGGAGGTTTGTTTCAGGGATACAAGTACAGCTTCCCTGAGGAAACCTTTGGTGGTTTGTGCATGGCAACTTTGGTTGGACAAGTTGATGGCATGCCATTTATTGCTGGACATCATTTGGGAGGAAGAGGATTGCATGGCGCAGCTGGAGTATTGACTCGCAAGCAGCTGTACCAAGCTATTGATTCTCTTTCGAGGAGACCAGGTATTTTGGTTTCTCATTCTGCCACTCCTTTGCAGACCAATTGTATGGGGATAGAGTTTGGACCTTTAACTAGTCCTCATGACAAATGCCCAACAAGGGACTTGGAAAGCAATGCCAAGATCCGTATTCATGGCGGGCACAATATGTCCAGTGGCGTTGCACGCAAGAGCGCAGTTGTCACTTCTGTGATTTCGTCAGCTGTTTCGGAAATTATGAATATCAAAAAGATTCATGATAAGCCCAAGCAGATGGATGCTCGAAGGCACAAGGTTGTCGATATGGAAGGCAAAGTTGACACTGCCACCGAATTCGAATCTGCCTTGTTGCAAAAGGCTGTGATTGACTATGAAACGCGTTTGGCCACAATTCCTGAGGAGGAGTTGGCCAAGATTGGAAAGATTAGTGATGATGCTAACCTTGCGGGCATGGATGGAGTTGTCGGTGTGAATGCGATGAACTTTTCCACTTCAGTTGGTTTTCCCGGCAAGGGACCCAAAACACAGTATGTGGACAAGTCTGATCGCAAGGTTGAGGGTATATCATGCCCTCGTGATGTGGACCCAATGATTCTAGATGAAGTTCGGAAAATGGAAGAAAAATTGTTGACGGGAGAGTCAATAAACACCATCTTCAAAGCTTCATTGAAGGATGAGCCTACCAAAATGACTAAGGACAAGGTGCGAGTATTTGCTGCTGCAAATTTTGCCTTTGTTTTCTTGGTGCGCAGGTATTTCCTAACTCTTGCTGCTTTGGTGCAGAGGAACAAGGTTGTCACTGAGTGTGCTGTTGGCACTGTCGTCCAATCACCTGAATGGACAGAGTTGTTTGAGCACATTGGAAAGCATGGTTGGGACCGTGCTATTGCTGGTGATTATGCCAAGTTTGATGGGCGGATGAGCCCTCAATTCATGTCAGCTGCTTTCAAGATTTTGATTAATCTAGCAGAAAAGAGTGGAAATTACGATGAGGATTATCTCACTGTTATGCGTGGTATTGCCACTGAGATCACTTATCCGACCTATGATTATTTTGGAACTTTGGTTCAGTTCATGGGATCAAATCCTTCTGGTCACCCGTTGACTGTCATAATCAACAGTGTCGTGAATTCTTTGTATTTGCGATACTGCTGGTATGCTATTGCTCAGGAGAAGAAGTGGTGGAGGACACCTTTGTTTGGCGACAAGGTTTCCGCCATGACTTATGGGGATGACAACATTATGACCGTTGCGGAAGGGTATGATGACTTCAATCACACTGCTATTGCTGAGCAGTTGGCCAAAGTGAGTATCAAGTACACTATGGCCGACAAGGATGCTAAGTCCGTTCCTTTCATTCCACTTAGTGAGGCTTCGTTTTTGAAGCATTATGCTGTGTGGGATGAGGAATTGAACTTGTACCGTTCGCCTGTCGAGGATGATTCAATTGCTAAGATGTTGCATACGCACTTGAGGTCCAAGATTTTGTCTATGGAACAGTCGAGTGCGGAAGCTATTCAGAATGTGGCATTGAAGTATTTTGAGTGTGGTCGAGAGGTCTACACGTCGCGCAAGTTGCAGCTCGAAGAGGTTGCACGTGCCGCTGGAATCCAGGGGTACGTAGGACCAATTATGAGCTATGACGAACGTCTGGCGTGGTACCGTGAGAAGTTTGACCTTTAGGTCAACTTCTCGAAAGCCCGCCCTGGGGGCTTCTAATACCGGGGGCCACCGCAACTATGCGTTGGATAAGCTAAAAATAGTTGCTTGTGTTTGATTAACGCACAGGTTTTAGGTTCTGCATTACCTGCAATTTGTGGACAGCTACACAAGTAGTCATTGTATATTGTCGTTATTTAGCGACGGGGTGACGCCCACAAAAATAGCACTGTCATGTTGTCGATTGATGCACCGCACATGATATTTGTACAAATTGCATTACTTATCTACATAGAATCTTGGAGGACGGTACCCTCAATAAAAATACCGAATTGAACACTACTATGCAAGCTATTCATCGTGTTGAATCGTTTGATGAACTGAATGAGATTGAAATCCTTAGGTTCCGTAACAAAGAACTGAAGGACAAACTTGCAAAGAAATACAGACATGTTTCCCAGCTTGAGAAACGGATTCGTCAATTGGAAAGTACGTTTTTGGTCTCGCAGTCAGGAGTTGTTTCAGATTCTCAACCTCCACCAGGAACAGAGGAGAAGGAGCTGGCTCCTATGACTACAGAACAAATTACTGCTTTTGCTGACCAGGATGCTGGTTGGGTCACAGAGAAAGTAGGTTATTATGAGCCGACAATGGATCTAGCGAAAAATACTGATAGTGAATTGGGCAACTTTCTTGGACGCCCTATTCGCCAATCAGCGCAGACCTGGCTTATTGGCCAACCTTTCTTTTATAAGTTCAACCCTTGGAAAGCATTTTGTGAGAATTCGTTTGTGCGAGATAAGATCAAGAACTATGAACTGTTGCGCATGAAGTTGCATGTGAAAATGGTAATTTCAGGGACCAAGTTTCATTATGGTCGCGCCTTAGTTTCTTACAATCCGTACACTGCAAATGATCAGGTAACTGTGAGCAGGAGTTTCATTTCTCAGGATTTGATTCAAGCTTCACAGAAACCTCATTTCTTTCTCAATCCAACGAAGAATACTGGAGGTGATTTGTGTCTTCCTTTCTTTTGGCCCAAGAACTATCTTAGCATTCCTGATGCCGATTGGGATGACATGGGTGAGATTGTCATTTCATCGTTTGGAAACCTTTTGCATGCTAATGGTGGCGATGATCCTGTCACCATCACAACATACATTTGGGCCGAAGATGTGGTACTCACAATTCCTACATCGTCTGTTCCACCTCTTGTCTCACAGAGTGGTAGGCGTGGGAAGCGTGTCAATGCCAAAGATCAAGGAAACGCCATCAATTCGAATGATGAGTATGGTCAGGGTATTATTTCGAAGCCTGCGGCAGCAGTTGCGAAAGCAGCTGGCGCACTGTCGAATTTGCCTGTTATTGGTCCTTACATGACCGCAACTCAAATTGGAGCAAATGCTACCAGTCGTATTGCGCAAATGTTTGGATATTCAAGGCCAAATGTTATCACTGACATTCAACAGTTCAAACCAATGCCTGCTGGAAATCTTGCAAACACTGATGCTGCTGATGCTGCTCTGAAGCTTACTTTGGATAGCAAGGCAGAATTATCAGTGGATTCACGTACAGTGGGTTTGGATGGAGCTGATGAAATGGGTATTCTTGATTATGTGAAGCGAGAATCTTATTTGACTCAGTTTTCTTGGGCTCCAGATGCTGGTCCGGACACTCTGTTGTGGAACACCCGAGTGTTGCCGATGCAGCTCGATAACATTAGTGGAGAAATTCATATGACTCCATTGGCTCACATGGCCAGTGTTTTCGAGCAGTGGCAAGGTTCGCTCAAGTTCCGATTCCAGATTGTCAAAAGCGATTTTCACAAAGGTCGCATTTTGGCAAGGTGGGATCCGAACCAGTTCACATCAAGCATTGATTACAATACCAACTATTCCAGAGTGATCGATATCGCCGAAACGGACGATTTCGAAATTGTGGTTGGTTGGGGCCAATCTGTTCCATGGTTGAATTGTGGGCAGCCTTATAGCACTGGTTCTAATTTTTCCAGTGTTGCAAGGTTACTCAACAATCAAGGCCAAGAAAATGGAATTTTGGAATTGGTCGTTCTCAATGATCTTGTGTGTCCTAGTATTGACGCACCTATCAGTATCAATGTTTTTGTTTCTGCTTGTGACGATTTCAAGTTGGCAGCGCCCACCAATGATAGCCTTAGTGGTTTTCATTTGTGGCCTGAGCCTTTGCCTTCGCAGAGTGGAAGCCCCAATGTTGAGACTGGGGACACCACTATGTCTGACAAACCAACTTCTCCGTCTGAAATGGTGACGATTGCCAGTAAATCAGATCAAGAAGATGCCACTTACCTAGTGTATTACGGTGATCCTCCGTGTTCCATCAGAGAATTATGCAAGCGCTATTGTTTTACTCGCTATTGGTATCCAACCAAAGCTAGTGTAGACGCAGTGCGCATTAACGGTCTGAGGAACAAGAATCTACCATATCACACGGGTTATGATCCTAGTGGAATTGATATTGCTCAGGATGGCGTTACACCCTTGACGGTGGGACCCACTGCTTTCCATTCGTGGTTTTTGCCAGCGTATGCTGGTTACCGCGGTGGAATGCGGAAGAAGTTCTATTTTTCCACTTCGAATTCCATTGAGTACTCTCCCATGGTTTCCAGGGATGAGTATTATGGAACGGGAAATGGAACTTTCTTCAATTCTGAGATCCTTGCGGCTACAGGGAGACAAGTAATCCAGAAGTATTTGTCTTCTAGGTGGAATAACTTGTCAGGAAATGGATCTGCGGCGACAAATCTAGGCATTAATGATACTCTTGAAGTTGAATTGCCTTATTATCGTCCGGACCGTTTTGCGGCGTCAAGAGCCATTTCCGCTCAAGATTTGCAAAGCAATTCACACAATGTTAGGACTCTTGATGTGACCTATGCTGGTCAAGGCTCGAACATTCTCACTGATTTCACACTTTTCCAACAGTTTGATGCTGTGGCAGAGGATTTCTCGTTGTTCTTCTTCACGGGTGTGCCCATTTATTATGAGTACACTCTCAACGAGTCCTCCTAGTGTTTCAATTTACACCGCGTACGGTCGGTTAATACCGTACAGGGTTGCAGGAGCCATAATTCCTGCGGAGAAGCTCACTCCATAAAATGAGCGTACCCATCTCTGTAAGGTGTTTTGGATGGGTGTACTATATGCACGAACATCGATAAACGTGCCACAATCATTGAAAAATGAGTGGTGCGTTAATCTAAGAGCTGACCTCTTAGTGCGGCGCTAGCGCGTCGTGAGACTAATCTAACTCTTTTGTAAGGGTTGATCTAGGTATTTTACCTCGGGATTAGTCTCGAGGCTTTTAGCTTAGGTCAGGCCTTTAAGAGTCAGACAGTCTCGCCTGTACATAAAGTCG